TTTGTTTTTTGAACCAATTCTGTCGTTTTTGTTTCGTACTGAACACTTCCTGTAACTGCACTTGTGGTCACATCTAAGAAATTAGATAAAACAGTACCTATTGTGTTTCCAGCACCACTTCCTTGATTGTCTTTAACATCTAATACCCCGTATTCGTTTTCAATATCGTCTAAAATTTCCGCGTTTGTTTCATCAAAAACAGGTTCTGTCACTTCGGCTCTTTCATCGTAAATTTCAGTATTAGCATAATAATTAAATGTAAGTGCGTTTTGTATTTGTGCAATTGGTTTTGCTAAACCGTGACCACCAATAAATTTAAGACTTAGCGTCACATCTGCAATCATTGGTTGAAGTCCTATCCCTTCAGGGTTCAGATCAAATTTAGCATCGTCATATTTAAATTGTACAGAATCAATAACTGCCTTAGTGTGATAAAAATCTCCTACTCTGATTATAACTACAGGTGGAGTACCAAAAGCACTATTAAATACGTCATTATAATCTAACCCCGTCCCTGTTGAAGTAGCCGTAGGTATTGTATCTCCAGGTCTTGTACATTGATGTAAAAAGGTTAATCTTGAGTTTAATCCTTCAGGAGTGATTGAATGAAAAACGGGTTGGAAGTTTTTAATCTTACTTTTTATCCCGTCATAGATCATTGGTTGTTGTTGTTTGACCATTTCAAAATAATCACATTCACTTAACAACCTTCTCAATAATTTTTTGGTCAATCCCTTTAAATTTGGGTTTGCTGAATTAACAGTGATTTGCCTTTCAACCGTTTTATATTGTGGTGTTGGGTTTTCTGTAGTTTTGTTGTCAGCGGCTAATAAATTAGGACCACTACCCTCTAAATTTTCTTTTAATTTATCAGGAGTTGATGAGGAGTCTTCAGGTGTTGTTGTAATATTAGGTGGACTCACTTTTAATTCTGTTATGGTTGTTCTTCTACATAACATAGCTTGTATTGATGAGTATCCATCTTCATTAGTGTTTTTAAATGGCTTATCACATCTAATATCTGAGTAATTTTTATTTTTTAATAAAGAGGTTTTTCCTTCAAATACCGGTGTTATTGTTAATTTCTTTGAGTCATAATATTTTTTTAAGGTCCCATTTGATGTTGGGAAACTTAAAATTGTTTGTAGTACCGCGTCATATCTTCTTTTAGATAATAAATCATTATAAGAAACACTACCATTAGCATTTGCAGATGCAACTATGTTGAAAGAAACTGTGGATTCGGAATCTAAAGCCGATGCGATTTTTTTTAATAAATCATCAAAATTATTTTTTTGTTCTTTTATATTAGAAAATAAACTGTTTAATTCATTTTTTCTAAAAATAATATAGTCGGTACCTAAATTAGTGTCTGTAACAGTATTGTTACTTGCAATTATTTCTTCTTTTGTTTTAAATTTTTTAAAGTCTGAAAATCTCATATAGTACCCATCAGGGTAACCATCTATATTTTCTATCTTATTTTTATATGTTTGCTCATTATTAATAAATGTACTATAAAGTGTTTCATAGTTAGCATCACTTAGAGTTTTACTTTTTTCTATATCTGGATCTAAATTTGTTTTTTCCTTTGGTATTGATTGGTCAAATAATAAAATAACCTCTTCAAATTTACCTCCTTTTTCCGATTCTTTATTTAATTCATCAACAATTTTATTTGTTTCATTTGATTTTTCTTCTGCTTTAGGTAATTCTGTATTTGTTTCTATTGTTTTTTCTCCTGTTACTTTTTCGTTGGGTAATTCATTTTTTACTAATTCAAGTTCTCTTATCGTTCTAAGTGTGGTTGTCGTTTCGTAAATGTCACTCAAACTAAATTGTCTATACTTTTTTAATAAATCAATAGGGTCATATTTTAAACAACCTGCAAAAAATGAATCAATAATCTTAGTAGTTTCACTATTATTTTCTTTTTCTAATTCTTTATTAACTATAATATTCATTATTGATGGGTGATCAACAACTATTTTAAATGATAGTGATCCTCCTCTCTCGGTACTTTTATAAACGTATAGAGGTTCAGGTCTACCTAAAAATCTAATTCCTTCCCATTGTGCAGTTGAGGTATCATTAAAAGTTAAATCATATGGTGGAAACCACATTATTCTACCACCATTCGGTCCGACTTCACATGCCGGTAAATCATCAATTCTGTAACCAGCCCTACTAGAACTTCTCCAAGCTAAGTTTTCTATTGATAACATGTACTTTTTAACTTTTCCGTTAATGTCTATGTTAGTTGATCCAGCATTACCAACGGATTTCATTGGTGCGATGTTCAAGTTATATGTGTTATCTAAAACTGAATATGAATTTTTACCTCCACTTCTTAAAAGTCCGTCAGACTTTTGTAATTCGTTATATGTATAGTAAGGTCTATCTTTTGTAAACAATCTACAATATTCATACCCCTTTATTGTTGGTGTCTTATTTACTGAATTTGGTGTAGTATATCTTATTACTTTTGATCCTTTGGTCATTTCCAAAAGTCCGTCTTTGAAAACTTTTGACACTTGATTTATTGCGTTACCAACATGTTCAGATCTTCTTGATGAGTTATTAGCCGCTTGTACTAATTTTTGAGTAACATCCAGTAAAGAACCTTCTGTTAAATCAAAATCAGATGATTTTGTTTTGTTATATTCGGGACCAAAAGATGATTGTTCAAAAACCGTGTCAGTACCTGCACTATTGATTTGAAGGTTACCGGGTCCTACAAATTTACCTGGTTGGTATATGTTATTATTTGCAACCCAAGTAAATCCTCCTTGTATACCGACGCTATCGTAGAAAGGTTTGGCATAAGTACCAAAAGGAATATCAGTAACTTTTTGACCTTCATATTCTTTAGAAATTTCACTATAACTAAAAACAGGACCTATATTTGCCTTACCATTTTTCCACTTAGCCAAATCCGTTTTTGGACTTACAGCATCTCTTATAAAGTTTTTATTATTACCAATATAATAGTTACCTTGTGGTGCTAAAAGGTTGGGGTTTCTTAATGAAGTTAATAGATAGTTTGGTCTATAATAGTTGTAAAATAATTGATCAAACAACAATCCTCTAACCGCATCTGAAGTATTTGCTAAAAATAATTCAGATGAAGTATCAATCAATGGTGTCGCTATCCTGTTTACTAAATTATTAAGTAGATTGTTAGTTGCTCCTACAGGATTTTCTTGTATTTGACTAATAAAGTTCCTATTAGGATAATCAAAATATTCTCCAGGAATAATAGAATATGGTGAGTATAAACCTGAAAGTCTACCCACAAAACCTAAAGTGCCGGGATTATCAACAAGTGGTTGTGTAATTTTAAAATCTCTTTGTATTATAGGAAGATTATTTGATAATACACCTAAAGCATCAAAAGGATTTAAATTTGGTTTTACTGAAATACCTCCACTATCAGGCGATATAGATGAATTACTAAGTGTTGATCTACCTAATGTTTGTTGTAATAATTCAAATGCAACTCTCGCCTTAAATTCTTTTTGAAGTTGTTTTGCACCCATTTGAGCCAATGCGGAATCTTGACTTAGTTTTCCATCACTACCATTAATATTTTCAACATTGTCTGTTGTTAAGATTGTTACAGGTAAATAATCTGAAGGTATGAACGCAAATGTACTGTCACTTAATCTATAAGGGCTATTAATTGTTTCATTAATATATGTTACTTCTTCTGGTGTTGTAAAAGTACCTTCACCACTATTGTATTTATTTTTTGCATAATAAAATGATTGTGATTCTTCAGTTGTTTTTCCAACAAAAGAACCGTATAAATATTCACCTTTATTTGGTTTTTGTTCAACATTATCATTAGGTGTCGCTTCTACGGGATTGAATGGTTGGTATGTATTATTTAATAAAATTGTCAGACTTTGTTCTCCAAATATTTCTAAAGGACTATTATCTCCCGAACTTTCGGTTGGAAGATATTCTCCAAAATTTGTTTGTGTTTGTTGGTCTTTATTAATATCAACAGTACTACCATAAGAACGACCACCTTTAGTTGCCGGACCATACTTATTTTTAATGTATTGAAAAATTTCTTGTCTTTGTCCAACGGTCTCCAATTCACTACCTTCAGCATCTTTTTGATTTCTATATTCACCAGTATTAATACCAAATGTTTTTAATTCAAAAACAACACTATCACCATATTGACCTCCTCCTTTTTCCGGACCGTATTTATTTAATACTCTTAAAAACCTTTCTAATTCATTTCCTTTTTTTTCTAAATCACTATTAATAGAATCGGGATATCCATAATTACCTTCATTTGCCTTTGTTTGAAAATTTACGTTAGGTGTTACTGTAGTTTTACTTTGTTGTCCTTCAGGTCCGTACTGATTTTGTACAACTAACTCCTTTTCTTTTGTTTTACCAAAAACTTCTAAAAACGACTTTTCAGTTTTAGGATATCCGTAAAATCCTAAATTTGTTTGTGTTGTTTTATTTACATTAATATTAACAATATCACCAAAACTACCGGCTTGTGGTGTGTATTTATTTTGACCTATTAAATTAGGTTCAATTAATTTTGAAGTTATGTCTAATGGTATTGAATCAATAACCGAATAATCGTTTACTGAAAATTCTCTACTTGTTACTTTTTCTGCGGGACTATAAAAACCATCAACTTTATAAGGTTTCAAGTTTTTTAGTAATAATTTTTTTCTAAAGTTTTCCGTAGAATCAAATGATAGTGGACTTTCCATCTAATGTTTTATTTATAAATAGATGATGGGTATTTTTTTTATCTTACTTGACCTTTTTCTACTGAGATTTTTGACTTATCTTTGATAATTGTCATGACTCTATTTTTTAATTCTTGAGTAAATGCCCTATCTTTCATAAGAGCATCGGATAAGGTTCCACTAGTATTGACATTAATGTTTATATTTATGTCTCCTGATGCTTCAATTTTTTGAGTTGACTCAGTTTTAATACTTGAAGGTGCGGATGACATTTGTTTAATATTATCTAAACTTCTATTACTCTCAAAATTATTTTTAATTTTAAATGAATCCTCATATGTTTTTTTGAGGATGTCTAAGTTTTTTAATAAGTTTGGTGCAAATACTGCCTCATCTTCTTTAATAAAATTAAACATTTCACCTTTACCTAAACTTAAAACTTTATTTCCTGTTGAAAAAGCAGCATCATCTTCTTTTTGAGCACCCCCTTGTGCCGAACCTTTACCGGAGTTTGAACCTCCGCTTCCTCCGCTTCCTCCGCTTGATCCGCTATTAGAAGATGAAGACACACCTCTGTTTATTTTATCTTTTCCTATATTTCTTTCTTCTGTTTTTTTTTCTCCCTCTTCTTGAGCCGATATTTTTCCACCATCTTTAGACCCCTCTTTAAATCTTTCAGTAACATTTTTTACACCTTCACGAGCAATATCCGCAGCTTGATTTACACCTTCTTTAACGTTTCCTCCTACAATATCAATACCACTACGAAATTGATCTATAATTGTTTGTCTTTGTTTGTCTCCAAGTTGTGTTAAAAGAGTGTCTCGTATTACACGAGCGTCTGCATTAAGTTGTTCTTGAAGAGTTAAACCTTGTACCGCCAAATCTTTATCAGAAAGAGCCGCCTTTTTTTGATAATCTTCAAGAGCCGCCTGAATTTTAGCGGGACTTTTTTCCATTTCAGTTGCCAAATCATCCGTTTTCAAACCAGGAATATCTATTGACATTTTTCCACCTTTAAATTCGGTAAGTGACGCTAATAAATCTTTTTGGTCTTTTGGTATGTCGGCAAGTCCAGTACCTGACATTTCACTCATCACTTGTTTAGCCTTAAACGCCTCTCTACCTATTTTAGTCATTTTATCTAAAGTGGTTCCCATGGCCTCTGCTTGAGCTTTTAATCTCTGTCTAGATAAAGGATCAATTTCAATTTCGCCAGTTTTTTCATTTACTTTGTATGCACTTGCGGCCAAATCAATCATTTGATTCTGTAAAGCCTCAACATCATTCATACCCATGTTCATTAGTTTAAAAGGATCCCCTAAAGATCCAATTGATCCTCCTAACATTTGCATATTGGCTGCGGTTTCTATCGCCTTTTCAGGATCCCACAAATCAACAGATTTAGAAAGTGCACCAATTTCATCAACACTTGTTCTAAGTTGTTTAGCTTGAATTGCCATTTTAGTTAGTCCCTCAAGTCCACTTTTAAAACCATAACTATCAATTTTAGTTATAGATCCTTTAATTTCTTCCAAAAGTTTTCCACTATCAACCCCAGACATACGAGCAGTTTTTGCTAATTTTTGCATAGTTTCAATACTTTTTATTTGAGATCCTTCAAGTCTCATAAATTCAGCAACCATACCACCCAAACTTTCAGATGCGAGTCCTGTCGTTTTAGACATGCCAACTAAACTTTCGGCAAATGTTTCACCAAATTGTGTAGTATCAGAAGTCATGAAGACAATTTTTTCCATTCCTTTTGAAAACCCTTGTACTGAATTAGTAATGTCTTCAAAAGTTCCTCCCATTTTTAGGACTTCATTATATGATTTGAAAAGTTGTTCTCTGAAGTTTGATGATTCAAAAACCATCCCACTGGACATAGTTCTTTGTAAAGACCTTGCCTTGTCCTCCATTTCGGTTAAGCCCCTCATTGTGGTAGCAGGATCTTGTAGTTTGTCTAAGGCACCACCTATGGTGTCAAAAATTTCTTTAATTGTCTGTCCCTTAGCATCCCACTCAGTATTAGGTCCTGTTGATAACAACCACATCATAATTTTTTATTATATAAATAGTTAGTCGTCATTTTTTTCGTATTCTTTATATAGTTTGTCAATAAAGAATTTTCTTTCATAAACAGGCATTGACATTAAATCGGAATAAGAAAAATTTCCGTATTTTACTAAATAATATATTTCGTCTAATAAATAAAGTTTGAAATTAGAAGAAAGGGCGAAAAAATTCCACCCCAAAAGCAATATCAACTATTACTTCTTCTCCAGACGGGGCGATAACTTTTCTTTGTAAATCCATTTTAGGTTCACATATGTTTATGAATTTTCTAAGTTCTTTAGAATCTGAAATAGGCATATTATTGATGAATGTAGCAATAACTCCTTTATCTCTACTTCCATCTAATTCAACAATTTGTGTTTCCAATCTTTTTGTTATAACAGGTACAATCATACCTTTAGGGTAATTCTCTAATAATGAATCAATTTTTTTCTCTTCTCCAAGATTCATTAATTTGAATTTTACAATCTTTTGTGATTTGGGTAAAGTATAAGTAAATAAACCTTCACTATCCGGAGTATTTTCCATAGGTATATAAGATACCTCATCTAAAATGACTGTCACATCAAAAAATTTATCTGTTCTTGGGTCTCTTACACTTATATTATATTCAGGACCAAATGCGGTATTTCTTAAAAATAAAAGTATTGCTTGAACATCAACGGTTATTAACTGATCAATGTTAAATCCAGGTTCATAAATTTTATTTTTTAATAGAGTATTAACAATACCATCTTTAGAACTATTTTGTGACATTAATAAGTTTTCATCACTTGCCGTTAAATATCCTACTTTAACTGATTCTTTTTTTGGTGTATAAAAAATTCCTTTAGAAGGTAATTTTACCACGTCATGTGGTAGATTAAAATTCATTTGACCATATTCTGCAGCGTTATCCATAATATTTTTTTCTTTAAAAATAATTAACTATTACTTTATGTAAATAAAAAAACCCACCTATTAAAGATGGGTTCAATATTATAAAATTAATTTTTTAGTAAACTAATATACATCTATCAGGTTGTAAGGTCATATCAACCATAGCTAAATCATCACCACCGTAACCTAAATCTCCAAATGACGCTTTAGTTATTAAACATCCTTGTAGAATCCATTTTTCAACTGCAACTCCCGTTGGGTCTAACATTTCTAAATCAACATCTTTTTTGTACCCCGCAGCATAACCCATACGACCTGTTACTGATTCTGCATGTAAACGAACCCATTCCATAACTGCTTGAGATGCAGAAGGTCCGATTGGGTCTCTTAATTTTACAGTAATCTCACCCCATTTGAATGATCCTGATACGTATGTTTCAGTGTTTAAGAATTTAATTTCTTTTTTTCCAATATCTATTGATGGTCTTGACGCACTTTCAACATACCATGAATTGATACCCAAAGAAGAAGGAAATGTCATAATAAACCTATTTTTTCTTTTAGGTTCATACTGAAAAGGCATTTTCATTAATAAATCAGCCATGTTTTCTCTTTTTTAATTGTTTTATTTATTATATAAATATTGTGTTGTTTATTTTTTTTCTATTTACTTTTTCTATTTAAAAAATATTCTTATATAGAATCCGGTTTTAATATTCTTTTTTAATATTTCCTTTAGTTAAATATGTTTTTACTGGATTTTCTTCATATTCACTAGATAAAAATTCTTTCATTTTTTCTACGTTTTTTAAATCATCATCTGAAAAACCAATAGAAGGTATTATTTCTTGATTATTCATATCATTTTTAAAAAATGCCTTTTCACCTATTTCTTTTGCCAAATCTTTACAATAACTAATAAAAGTTCTCATAGCTTTAATTTTTCCTTCTTCAGGATTTGCAGCACTACCCTCCCCAAAAGTAACAGGATGAAATCTACACATATCTAAATATTCGTCAATTAAATCTTTATCTGTGAAATTTAATTCAAACCCCTCTTCTAAATTTTCTTCAGCACTAAAATTTCTATATTTTTTTAAATTCTGTACTAATGTATTTTTATTTATACCGTTATGATTAGAAACAATATAATTATACGTCGCTTCTTTTAATGTTTCAGGATTGTGACCTCTCGCTGTAATAATTGCAAATATTGACCCTCCATTAATACATTCCACAAAATCGTTCCATGATGGACCCGGTGATGCAACCATTGAGTCTATAATAAATCTTTTATCTCCTTCTAATCTGAAGTTTCTAAATGGATTAGGTGCGTAACCAACAACGGTAGTTCCTTTATAATTAAAAGGTTCAACCCCCAATTCGTGTCTGTGTTCAGCAAAATCTTCAGTGGACATTCCAATCTCTTCTTCGTTTTCAGTCATCACCATAATTTGTGTTGGCATAAAAACAATATTGTCGTCCCAATCAAACGCATAGTATTTTGTGTCAGGATTTCCTTCTTCATCAAAACCCTCGTGTATTCTACGTTTGTTTAAATAATTATATACGTGTTTTTTTATATTCATTTTTTATTGATGAACTCTAAAATTTTTTCTAACTGGCTTTCAGTTATGATTATGTTTTGTTTTTTTTGTGAGTATGTTGTATGATTTCTACTAATATCACCCACAGTTTCTTTAATTAATTTTTTTTTAATTTTCATAACTTTTTTTTTAATAAATATATAATGGGGAATATTTCTACTCCCCATTAATTTTATTTTTTATTATACATCGTCAAAAGACGCTCCTGTTGGTGTAATTACAAATTCAATATCAATGTATTCTAACGCCCTTGTAGGTTTCAAGAAAATTTTACCTGTTAACGTATTAGAATCTAAATCTTCAGGAGTGTTTGAAACGGTAACTCTAAAGTCAATCAAACCTCTATCTCTTCTTATTGAATCTAAAATTGGGTTGACTGAGTCTAGGAACTGTTGTCTTACTTTATCATCGTTTTGTTCAAACAATAATCTAACGGCTACAGCTGAAATCAATTTACGTGCTTGTAATAACAATCTCCTTACGTTGATTCTATCAAGTGCAGATTCTCTAACTTGTAATGTTTTATTACCCCAAATTACTGTACCAACGTCTGAGAATGTTGCGATTGGGTTAACTCTACCTTTATAAAGAGTGTCTCTATCTTCTTGAGTTAATTTTTTACGTGCTCTAATCGCGTTAACTAAACCTCTTGTGTAACCTGCAGATGCAAACCAAGGGAATGCAATGTTATCAGTTAACGCCAAGTTTTTAGTAACCTCAGCTGTTGGTGGGATATAAATCTGTGTATTATTTACCGTGTCTCTCGTTAATACCCATGGATAGTATGTTGCAGTGTAGTTAGAATCTATACCTGTGTTTTCTAGTCTATCAACAATCTCTTGTGGATAAACTAATCCCTCTTCAATATCTTGATAAGATGGTAATAATAAGTTAAAGTCAGGTGTTGTACAAATATAGATTGAGTCTGCTCTATCTGTTTCAACCATATCAATCGCATCTTCAACTAAATTTGAGTTGTAGTAATAATCAATACCCGGTGTTACAAATATGTTAATATTAACAGATTCAGGATTTGCAAAAGTTGCTTGACCCCATTTGTATGCGTAGTAGTCAGTATTTGCCCAAGTCTCTTGGTTAGGTCCTGAAATTTGTTTGAATGCTCCCCATCCTGATGCGGTTGGGAAAGTTACTGAAGATGCTGCTCCGTATTTAAATCCTGATTGACCTAATGCGAATGTATCACCATTTGTTCTATATTCTCTATAAATGTCCCATCCATCAAAACCACCATAAGCCAATACTGTAAATTTACGAGTATTCAATCTAAAATATGGATTATCTGAATCTTCAGGTTCACTATTAAATGAACCGGCACCCACTTCAAACGCTTGTGTGTATGCTGAGGTTGCTGGATTGTATATTGTAACTACCGTCGCTCCACTATCCATATGGAAACCTTTAGTAATATAACCCCAATCAATACCTTCAGTATCAGTCGCTAAGTTAGCAGGAATTTGTTTACCTTTGTATTCAAAGAAATCGTAATCAATTCCAGTGATATTTGAAATACCTAAGTAAGCCTTTCTTGGGTTTTCTCCATTTGAGATAACTGGGTTATCACCACCCGATGAAGATCCAAAAGGTGGGTTGTAAATAACTTCACCAGCTTGTAAATATTTTGTTTTATAAATAACAAATGGTGGTGTTGATTGTGCATATTCTCTAGAAATATAACCTTCAAAACCACAAGCGACTGCGTCTGTCGGTGCCTCCTCACTCATATCTAACATTACATATTTAGACCTCACTTCATACTCACCGTTAGATGTACCAATTTTATTTGCTACGTAGTTGTTTTGACTAGGATCCATTGAACAATTAGTAAAACTTTCAACTACTCTTACATTTTGATCATTATCATAGAAATCTCTAATGAACACATCAAAAGTTCTATTTGAGAAAGAAATGTTTCCAATAGACATTTTAACTAATCTATTTGCCGCGTTACCATCAGAAATAAGTTTGAATTTAAATAATTTATAAACTTTATTACCTCTTAATTCTGAAACAATATATGGAGTTTCAGGTGTTTGATATTGTTCTAAATAGAACGCTATTGAATCGCTATAGTCTTGAATATTAGAATCGTCGGTAACACCAGGTAGCGCAATTAATGAATTGTAGATACCTCTAATTTTTCCGTTTCTATAACCATTTAATAATAAACTTGAATAAACCTCTTCAATAAATAAAGGCACTTCGTTTCTATCTTTACCAAAATTACTTCTACCGAATACTTTGGAAATATATTGTGAATCTGTTGTTGAAAGCGAGGTTTCAAAGGTGAACGTTTCAGCATCACTAGTAATACCAGAAATTACAAAAGTTTCAAATGGATTAAGAGCAACTCCTGAGTATGCTCCTGTTGTGATAATATTAACTCCTGTTGTTGCACTAACCTCAAAATCAGGACCGTGTTGTGTACTAGAGTAATTTGTAACACCTCTAGATCTCAATGTTGCAACAACTAAATCATCGTATTCACTATAAGGAGTACCTGAATAAACAGTACCGTAAATTGCAACAGACCCTGAGTATCCTGAAGTCACTGTTGAGATTGAATTTAATGATGCCCCAAAACCATAACCATTATAACTACCGATACTTGATGATTTAGAATAATCAAATAATGCGTAGTACCAAGGATCATTTAAATAAGAACTTAAATTGTTATTTGCAAAAATAACATCATCAACACCAAACGTTTCAGTATATGCGGTTGTGTTGTACGGTGCTCCTGTAACCGCATTAAATGTTGCATCATTAACAGACCCCCAAAAATAAGAGGTTTTACCAGACAATGGTGATGCGATTGAAAATAAACCAACTTGTGCTGAAATATAATTTTGGAAATCTAAATAAAGACTTGAACTACCCCCATTTGCTGTTGTATATTGATTATAAAAATCGGCAGATATTAATGATGGTAGTGAAGGTAATATTGTAATATTTGTACTAGCCCCTGTTGTTCCTGTAAAATATACATAACCTACCGGTGTTGGTGATGAACCTGATACACCAATAGTTGAACTATCAATATTACCGATAGTAACAATTGACCAAGACGGTCCAGCGTCATAACCTGAAAGACCTAATATTCTTGTAACAAATAATTGATTTGATTGTTGTAAATATGATTTTGCAATATAAGAAGTTTCATATTTAGGGATTTGTGTGTTTACGAATTTCTCTGGACTTGTTCCACCGAAATAAACTTGATACTCGTCAAAGTTAGTGATAAATATAGGTTCAAATGCTGGTCCCTGTAAGGTCTCACCAACTAAACCTAATGTTGTTACACCAACACTTTGAGCGACGAAAGTTAAGTCTCTTTCTGAGGTATAAACACCTGGAGAAACGAATACTTTTGTACTAGATGCCATTTTTTTAGTTAATTAAAGATTTATTTTTATATATAAATACATTAATTCTAAGCAAAAAACAGACCTAAAAAATAATAAATAGATAGTAGTATGAAAAAATTCTACCTTTTTTCTACCTATTAAAATATTTATTAATATGAAAAAAATTAAAAATATAAAGATTTCTGAAGAAACACATTTATTATTAAAAAAATACTGTGAAGAAAATGGTTTAAAACTTTATAAATTTTTAGAAAATTTAATAATTAAAACTTGTACTAAAGAAAAAGACATTTATGGTGAATAACTAAACTAAAACGGCATTAGTCTTTATAATTGAATTCTGAGTTACGTCATCTTTATAAACTATAATTTTTAAAGTATCCCCATTGTTAATTTGTATTACTTGTACATTGTCCCCTAAATAATTATTATTAATAAAAACAGAATAACTTGAAGCACAAGATACTCCCTCATTAAATGTACCTCCAGTCGTATTACTAAAAGATGGTAAGGTTGAGGATTTAACGCAAATATTACCTGAGTCACCAATATTTGTAGATATTGTGGTTGTTGCTCCACTACAGTTAATATAGGTCAAGGTATTATTTGTTATTGACGAATAAGTGGTTTCATAACAATTGATTAAATTAGTTGTTTCGTTAATTGTTATGTCTGCGGTATACCTAAAAACTTCATTCAATTGAGTAACTCCCGAAACAAATAATAAATCTAAGTCAAAACTGTCGGGTCTTGCTGGTTCTATTTCAACTTTACGACCTCTTTTTTTAGTATCAAACTCAAATAGTGTAACTTGTCTTGTAATTGCTGGTGACACTTGAAATTCTTCTTCATCTATTAACATACCCTTTAATGTTATTTTATAACTTTGGATATAATACTTTCTCTTTTCTATTTCTTTTACCGATTCATCTGTCGGGTCTTCCAAAGTCATTTGCATATAATGACCTTTTATTTGTGTGTATGCTTGTTTAGAGGTAAATTTTTGCATCATGATTTTGTTAAATTCATTAACTTCTCTCATTCTATTACAAAAAATCTTAACTGTGTAGGTAATATCAACAGGAACAGGTTGAGGTATTTTATATACGTCAGCCCCTTTTCTTTGCCCATCCCAAGTAGGTACGGTATAATAAAAAAATCGTAACCTTTCGGGTATATTGTAAGCTCCATTATTAATTTTTCCATATTTAACTTCAGGTTGTCTTACCGTAATAATAAATGGTAAGGATACATTTTTATCTAAATCTTGAAATTTCCATGTCTCTGTAAATTGTGTCCAACTTTGTGTTGTTATGATTTTATCAACAGTAGGGACCGTTTTACCGTCAACAACTAATTTCAAATCATTTTTAACAAAATCTAACACACCTCTATCCATGTCGGCATGTAATACACCTTTTGGTAGAAAAGTTCCACCATCCGTAATATCATCCAACATTTGTTGTCTTCTTTCTTTTCCAACTTTGGTTGGTATTAAAGGAAGGTGTTTTTTGTTTTGTTTTGGTAATGCCATTTTTATAAACCGTTAAATTCGTCGTTAGTTACAGGTGATGCGATTATTGTTCTATAATATTTTTTATAACCACCATAAGTATGTTTCATATCTGAAGTAACTCTACCATCATTTACCACTGAATAATATCTAACCCTATCTTCTGTTTCATAATACGCTAAATAATCCCCCAAAGATATCTCAATAGCTAATTGATCTAAATGTGATTGATAAACACTAAATGTCATGTTACCTGGTTCAAGTTGTGAAAGTTTTGATGACCCATAATCTGAGTTAGTTGGTGCATCAATTTTTACTAAACCTTTAACTTCTATTGGTGCTAAAAACTGTATTCCATCGCTTAACGCCTCACCATAAACATCATCATTATTTGTCCTTTGTCTGTCAACACGATATAAAACAACGGTAAAATTCATATCACCCATCTGCCATTCCATGCCCATTTCAATCTCTAAATTAAAATCTTCTTCAGAAAAAAACTTATTTAATCTTGTAATTGGAACTTTATTTTGTGACATATTAATAAATATCATTAAGCACAAAAAACCCCACAATAGTAGGGCTTTATGTTATTTTAAAAATTTTAAATTACTATAATCCAATAGCGTTTGATTCAACTCCGTCTATAAATTCAGTTAAAGATTCTGAAAGTTCTTCTATTGATGCAACTTTTGTCGGTAAAAGTTCAAGAATATCATCTGAGTCACATATATCTTTTAAATCTTCTAATACGTCTTCTAACATTTCAATTAAGTCATTACATGTTTCTTGAGCCTTTTCTATTTTTTCATTATCATCTATATCCTCATCATCCATATCCTCATCATCCATATCCTCATCATCCATATCCTCATCATCCATATCCTCATCATCCATATCTTTTTCTTCTTGTTCACGTATCGCTCTTCTAACAAGTCTAGAAAGTTCTCTTTCGTTAAGTCTTATTATTTTTTTCATAACACAATTTTTTTTTTAATTAATTTATTAAAATAAATATCACACACAAATAAAAAGTTGTTTTTTTTATATTATTTACTATTATTATTTATAATATAATGGAAGAATTAATTTCAAAAACGCCTGAAACAAGGGCCCTTCAAATGTTAGATGATTATGTTGGGTCAAATAACTATATCTTGTCGTTAAAAAACAAAAAACAAAATAGTAAGTCTTTTACCCCCACAAGATCTCAAGCTGAATACATAATTAACTTTCACGGACGAACACCAAAGGTGGCAAAAAAATGGGTCAAACTTGATTCATAT